AAAAGGGCACGCATTATTTTGTGGTAGTCCAAGAGGTTTTGGAAACTGGTCTTATGAACTCTATAAACAAGGGGAAACAAACAAAGATTGGAAAAGCTTTCAATACACCACGCTTGAGGGTCAACAAGTAAGTAAAGAAGAAATAGAACAGGCAAAGCAAGATTTAGACCTTAGGACATTTCAACAAGAGTACGAAGCAACGTTTGTTAATTATTCTGGAATGATTTACTACAACTTTAGTAGAGATAAAAACATTGTGGATAAGTACAACAAGAACACAGGAATATTACACATAGGCTTAGACTTCAACGTAGACCCTATGAGTGCGGTTGTTTGTGTTATAGAAAATGATAGAATTTTTATGATAGATGAGATACAAATATACAGTAGCAATACGAATGAAATTTGTGAGGAAATTAGAACCAGATATAAGAATATTCAAATAGTGGTTTACCCAGACCCATCAGCTAGGCAAAGAAAAACAAGTGCAGGTGGTTTAACTGATTTAGCTATATTGAAAAATAATGGTTTTGATGTAAGATGTAGAAGTACAGCACCTTTAGTTAGGGATAGGATTAACGCAGTAAATAGTAAGTTAAAGAACGTAAATGGTAAAAGTAGTTTATTTATTGTTAAGTCCTGTAAAAATGCGATCAAAAGCATAGAACGACAAATATATAAGGAAGGTACGCACATTCCCGACAAAGATAGTGGATATGACCATATGAATGATGCTCTAGGGTATTTAGTAGAGTATAATTTTCCACTCAAAAGGAATTTTGCACCAAGCCATCCTAAAAGGTGGAGTTAATGGACAGGGAAACACTTACAAGTAAACACGACTTATGGCATTCAAACATTTCTAATTGGGAGTTCTATATTCGTAGTTATCTTGGTGGGAATGATTATAAAAATGGCTATTACCTTCACCGATATGTTTTAGAGTCACCAGAGGAGTATGACGCAAGAATAAGACATACACCAGTAGACAACCATTGTAAAAATGTCGTTCAAATATATACAAGCTTTCTGTGGCGAGTACCCCCTACAAGAGATTATGGTTCCTTAGATGGCGATGAACAGTTAAGTTCGTTTCTGATAGATGCCGATCTCGATGGGCGGTCTTTTAATACTGTTATGCGTGAAGTACAAATGAACGCTAGTATTTATGGAAATTGTTGGGTTATAATTGATAAGCCACAGTCAAACGCTAATACAAGAGCAGAAGAACTAGCACAGGATATTAGACCCTATATCAGTATTTACACTCCAGAAAATGTTGTGAACTGGAATTACAGGCGGTCAGCCAGCGGTCGGTTCTATCTTGATATGTTGATGTTGGTGGAAGATATAAACGCAGATAGAGCAATAATAAAAGTATTCACAGAGGAAACAATAGCCACTTACGAGGTAGAGGAGTATTCAGAGGAATATTCAAAAGGTGAATCTAGGTTAATTGAAGAAGTGCCAAACCCAATAGGAAAGATTCCTGCGGTCAATGTCTATAATTTAAGGGGTGCTAAAAGACCCATAGGTATTAGTGACCTTGCTGATGTTGCATTTCTACAACAATCTATCTACAACGACTATTCAGAGAAAGAACAGCTTATCAGATTAGCAAATCACCCAAGTCTAGTGAAAACACCGAATGTGGAAGCTAGTGCAGGTGCCGGGTCGATAATTGAGATACCAGAAGACCTAGAAGCCAATCTAAAGCCTTATATCATACAACCTAGCGGTCAAAACTTAGAGGGCATTATGCGGTGTATCCAAAATAAAGTAGATGCCATTGATAGGATCACACACATGGGTTCCGTAAGGGCAACAGGCAATCAAATAGCTAGTGGTATTGCTCTACAAACAGAATTTCAGCTATTAAATGCAAGATTATCAGAGAAAGCAGATTATCTTGAAAACGCAGAAGAACAGATATGGTCTTTGTTTGCTATGTGGCAAGATAAACAATTTGATGGTTCGGTAAACTATCCTGACACCTTTGACATTAGAGATTGGGCGAATGACCTACAATTCCTACAAATGGCAAAAGCAAGTGGTATTAAATCAGAGACATTCAATAAAGAATTAGATAAGCAGATAGCACAAGCAGTTATAGATGACAGCGAAATGATCAAATCTATTAATCAAGAAATAGATTCAAGTCGAGCAGTAAGAGGTCAATTCACAACCACAGAAGTAGAGGGACAAACAGTTGAGGAAGAAACGTAAACGAAGGCAAGTACCTAAAGATAAAAGAACTGGTCTACCAAAAAAATATCTATCTGGTCTTAAAGGATCAAAGAGGAGTGCAAGAGCAAGCTTAATTAAACAAGTCAGTGCTTTGTATAAATCAGGAGCAAGAATACCAATAGCATTACTTAGGAGGAGAAATAGATCATAATGGCAGTTAGAAGAAGACCTTTATCAGCGAAAACACTAGCGACACTTAGAGCAAAAGCAAAGAAATCTAAACTGTTTACGCTTGCAGACCTAAAGGCTTCTTTTCGTAGGGGTCAAGGTGCTTTTCTTTCAGCCGGGTCAAGACCAAAGATACCTATGAATGCTTGGGCGATGGCAAGAGTAAACAAGCTAATCAAAAAGGGTCGTTCCGGCACATTTGATAAAGACATAATCAGAAGAGCTTCAAAGAGAAAAAGAAAATAATGGCAAAGTATAGGGGTAGAGAAGTAAAGCTCAATAAACCTTTTAGATTATCTACATCGGAGTCTAAGAGAAAAAAGTTTGGTGTTTATGTAAAAAACAAATCCACTGGTAAGATAAATAAAGTTACATTTGGTGCTAGGGGAATGTCTATAAAGAAAAGCATACCTGCAAGGCAGAGATCATTTTTGGCTAGAATGGGCGGTGTTTTAAAGGAAGTCAAAGGGCAAAAGACACTGTCACCTGCATATTGGTCAATCAGAGCTTGGAAAAAAGATTTTCCCCTATAATGTCAAAAATATTAGATAAATTAGCTGACCAACATGAACAGCGTATTATAGACGTACTTATAAGGCTTGAAGAAGACGTTATTAAAGAAGTTACAAGAGCTACAGGCGGTAAGCTTGTTTCACAAAGATTAGCGATACAATTACAACCTGCAATAAGAAACCTTGTGGAAACGACATTTTTAGATGAAGCAGATACCATAATAAACGAAGAATATAACAAGATAGCAAAAGAGGTCTTGGATACTTTTGGAGAGATGCCTATACCTAAAAAGTTCAAAAGCCTGACAGAAGTAGACCTCACAACCTTGAACGCACTCAAAACACAGTCGTTTAGTGGGTTTGAAGATATTGCAGAGAGATTTCTAAAAATTATTAATGACGAGGTATATCAGAGCACCATTGCAGGAAGACCATTTGAAGATATGGTTAGTAACATAAGAGCTCACATAAATGGCGTTTATCAGAAATCTAATCTTTCAGAAATAAATGACTTGGTGGATTTCATTAATGAAAACAAATTTGACGCAA